TTTCTGTTACATCCTGTCCTGTTCCTTGGACTATTGTCTCATCACCTAGTGTTGCAGTTCCAGCTATTCCGGTAACAGAGACAACAAAATCAAGATTTACTGTTTCATTGCCTAACCCCGTTGTACCAGCTACACCAGTAACGGCAAAAGATAAATCAACCGAAATTGATTCATCACCTAATCCCGTAGTTCCGGCTACACCTGTTACTATAACAGGAACTGGTTCGTCCCAAGTCCCGCTAGACCAAGTACTTCTGCCCCAACCAGTGATATTAGCCATACAAGCTAGGCTATTCTAATTATAGCCGTTGAAGATGAAGCTGTCGGAAATTGTATTGTAAAATCTCCAGAAGAACTCGATTTATCCGCACCAAAATCTAAAATAAGAACTGACGTATCCCCAGAAACATCTTCATTAAAGATCATAGCTCCACGAGCAGTAATAGTAGAACTAGCCCAAGTAGTATCAGCAAAATCAGTTAATGCTGTAGTCCCACTTGTGCTAGGATTTACTCTTGTAAGAGTATTCCCTTTGGCGCTATAGTTGCCAGACGAGGCGTGTTCATTATCGGTAGTATAAGCCGTTGTAGCTGCGCTAAGTGTAGCACTACTGGTATATAATGGGATTTTAAAAGTATTACCACCACTATTTAAAAAATTATGTTTTGCTTCCAGTATCTCTTTCTTAAAACTTGTACACATTGCTTGAGTTATTGCCATTTTCACATTCTCCTTATTGCTTCCGCTAATTTAGGCTGACCAGCGTCTTTCACCGCATTATAAACTGTAGTTCTATCACTTTTAATAGCTTCTTTTATATAAAAGCAAACAACCCTACGCATATTTTCTTTATAAGCTTCTGCTTGAGCCCTTATAATAGGGTTAGCATCAACTGATATTGACATTAATTTATCTGCACATCTTTCTGACACTTCTTCAGGGGTAAACCCCCTGTTTTGAGTAGTCAAAACTGAAACTATTGGCTCTTCTGGTATATCTAATTTTAAATCAAACATTAGCTTTTAGGTACCCTAACAAGCCCTGCTCTATTTGCTTCAGTAACCTCTTTGGCTTCGCCAAAGTTTTTAAGCCTTAAAATAGCATCTTTAAATTGTCCAGCGTAATATTGCATTATATCCTGTTCTCCCTTCATGTACACGTACGCCTCTACTAAAGCGCCGTATAACATAGCTAAAGGAGCGTTTTCGCTTAACCAACTTAAAGTAGAATCTGCGCCTATAGAAGATATCGTAGTAGTAGCGCCGCTAGTACCACCAGTTATTGTTTCTCCAGTAGTAAAAGATCCTGTAGGTATAGGAACAAGCATAGTAGTAGAAGTAGGTTTGCTAGTAATAGTAGTGGATTCCCCACTAGTACTACCAGTTATAGTTTCCCCAACAGTAAAGCTTGCGCTAGAGGCTACAGTCAATGTAAATGTACTTGCAGTAAGGCTAGTAGGTCTAAAGAAATAATGAAATTCAGCAGCATAATTATCATCTGGTGTAGGGGCTAATATAAAATTAGTTATATTAAAAAAGCCATAATATTTAGGCGTACCTGTGGTAGTGCTGTTTGGGTGAACTTCTTGTATAAAATTCACATCTTTAAATAATAAAAATTCTTTATTACCGCTGTTTGTTATAGATAAAGAATATGGAGCCAAAAAATCTGTAGGCTTCTGTAAAAACTCACTTGAAGAAGTTAAAGTACCAGAAGCGTTTTTTCTAAATTCTGTTAATTGCGCGTTTTGTAATATTTTTTCTTCAGCATTTTTAATAAAATCAGGTAGATGCGTAACAAAGCTAGATTCTGTATTTTCTGCAAAATCCTGAATAGCTGTTTTTAATTCTGTATAAGTAAAGCTCATGTTGTCACCACTTTGACTGTTCCAACCAGACAGGATGGGGCAAGTAAATTGTCTGGCGATAAGCCCTCTATAGCCGCAAAACCCACGGGGTTAAACCCATGTTGAATCGCTCTTTCCTGGACAAGATTTTGTTCCGGCCTTGCATTTTTTAAGGCTTGGGAGTCATCAGCTTTTGATGTAGATTCTAATTGAGGGTGTTTAGTTTCAAACTCATCTTTACCAACTAAAGCGCCAGTCCATTCTTTTTTCATATCTTTATATCTATATCTAAATCCTGACCTATCAGATATACCAAAAGCATTTTTTCCGGAAGCAAACTTAGGCATTATAAATTACCTAAAAAAGACTGCGCTGGAACAACCAAAAATGATGCCCTGTCTCTATCTTCTGTCATGGCTCTATTAAATTCTTCTTCATAAATACCTTTAAGAAATTGAATTCTATCAGGAGCTCTCTTAACAGATATGTAATAAGCTAATCCTGCAACTAAACAAGGATAAAACCTGAAAGGTAAATCTGCTGTGTTAATATAAGTATCAGCGTCATCCATTCTAGTTAACCTATCAAACTTAACAATATCCGTATTTTTATCAGGAACAGGCCAAACTTTAAGAATAGGAGTTACTTGTCTATCTACAAAAAATTGAGAAGGTCTTCCTGTTGTGGCTTTATTTGGTATAGATATGTAATCATCTCTACTAATTCTATTAAGAGAAAAATCAGTAGAGCTTCGTGTAACCACTACAGATAATAAATCTATAGTGCTTTGTACGTTAGTTAGGTCAACTACTGCTGAAACGGTAGTAGTTGCAGAGCTTGTTCCGCCAGTTATTGTTTCAGTTGCGGTAAAGGTTCCACTAGGTATTGTAATTGCCATAGTAGTAGCACTAGGCAAACTTGTTATAGATGCTGTATCGCCGCTAGTACCACCAGTTATTGTTTCACCGACAGAAAAAGAGCCGCTCGCCCCCACGGTCATAGTTAGAGTACCCGCTGGATATTCCGCAATACCAGAAGCCATTGTGATAGACGTCTGCTGAATAGTCCATTGATTCAAACCACGATTTGACCACTCTGCCAGCATTAAGTTTAATGATCTTTTTGCTGTTTTTAGGTCATATCCTGTTCTAACTTCTAAGCCACAACGCTCAAAAGCTTCTTCTATGTAATCCGCGACATCTAATTCAAAATTAGTGCTTGATGAAGTAGCCATTATTTTTCCTAATAATTCCCACCTTAATTAAGGCGGGAATTTAACTATGCATAAAATACAGTCATAAAAGCAAAAGTAGCTAACGTATATGATAAATACGCCCCATCTTCAAACAAAATACCTTCTTCAGGAATAGTTATATCCCGTGAAGTTTCATCATCTGCAATACTTCTGAACTGCATTTTGCTTGTTCCAGTTGTTGAAGTTTGCAAAAAATCAAGAGTACCCGCTGTAGCTGAGTTTACTACCATAACACCTTTTATTCTTGCTCTACCTTTAAAAACAACAGCTTTAACCGTTGTTCCAAGATGACCAAGTGTTACATTGCCAGCAGGTTGAGCAGACCACTCTGCCGCTGTTACTGTTTTGAAGAACTTAGCCCCATTAACAGTTTCTGCTGATCCAGTATGTGTAATTACTTCAGTCTGAGCGTCGCCATTTACATCAGTTCCGGTAATAGTAACAGTTTTACCACTATCACTTGTTCCAGCAGTAGTAGCTGTAACTATTTGACCACCAGTAAAAGTAGCCACACCGCCATCTGTATCTGTTCCATCTAAAGTAGCAGATGTATTTGGTCGCGCTGCTTCTAAAATAGAATCAGCGTCAGCCGCGTTCGCGTCTGCTGTAATTAAGATAGATTTTACATCTGAACCCGACATATTCTATCTCCTATTTAATATACTGAATATTCTAGCTCAACAGTAAAACGACCTGCGGTAGCATCCGCATTTAAAGCTGTAGTTGTACAGGCATAAAGATGTTTTCTTGCTATAGCCGCGGTAACATTTGGAACAAATATGTGATAATTTCCAGCAGTATCATTGTAGTTTATATCTATTTCAGCAACAGACTGTGTAGCACTTAATTGTTCATTAAAAGATGTTACACCCGCACCTACAATTTCAGTACCTGCGGTAACAGCAGCGTTTGTTGCTGTTCCACTAGTAGTGCTTAATTGAAGATTACCAACAAGTGTTTGACCTGCCGCAGTTGTAATACCAATTAATGCTCTGTGAATAAAAAATTTGGTCGGTGTAACCAAGCCATCAGGTGCATCAGTGTTTAATGTTCCTAGTTCGACTAGAACTTCATTATCAGCGTAAGCAGTACCAGTATCAGTACCTGCTAAAGAACCAACAAAAGTTTGAATTTTTCTAGAACCTAATGATATTAGTTGGCCTGTTGAATTAACTGAAAAACCTGCTTCAGTAATAGTGCCAGTAGCACTAGCTTTATTAATTACATTAAAGCCGCCCTCAGAACGAACTGGGCCTGAAAAAGTTGAATTAGCCATAAAAATTTCCTCATACAAAGTTTTGATTTATTAATCGTGTATGCGTCCGCCGGGGCGGTTTAATAAATCGGATATTCCCGGATATTAAGGCTTTAACTATAGCTTAAAAAATAAAAGGCGGCAACAGCCGCCTTTTATTATATTGGATTGTTATCCTTATGCTGCGCCAGCAGTTCCTAGCACACAGCGCCAGTCAGAGACGCCAAAAGAATAACGCTCACGAGCTTTGAAACGCATGTTTCCAGTATCAAAATCTCCTTCCATAGCAGTTTTGATTGGAGAACGGTTAAAGAATTTAAAACCGTTCGGTGCGTCGGTTTTGATAAACCATGCATCCGTGTCGTTGAGGTAGTGATTAACTACCGCTCCTTGCGGAACCATTCCCATACTATTTACTGCATTGGTGTCATTATCAGCAGTTCCTGGACGGAGATTGCTGTTTAGTACACGTTCTGCAACAAATTGTAGCTCTTTAGGGATAATTAACTTCTGTCCGCGGACAGCAATTTTAAGCCCACGCTCATCAGTCAAACCAGCACAGTCAATAAGAATCTGTTCGAGAGAAGTCTCGTTCAGATCTGCTGCTGTAGCTAATACATTTGATTGATTACCAGACAAAGCTGGGTGAGTTGAAGCACAAAGTGCTACACCATCACCTATAGCAGAAGCGCCAGCCGTAAACGCATTGTTTAGGATAGCTGCTGCTTTAATTTGCTTGGTTTGAGACATGGAGCGAGCAAGAGCCTTCGTATAACGACTTGCAAGTCTGTCATACAAATTATCTTCAATTGCTTCTTCCGTGATGCTAAAAGCTAAAGCGATGGTTTCATGTGTATAACGTGCAGTGTATGTTTCTTGTGCATCGTCATAGTCTATGGTTCCACCTTCAGTTTTAACAGGTGCGGTTCCAAAACCGCCTAACATTACTTCTTCTTCAAACGCACGGTCAGATGATTCTTCATCAAATACTGCCGTATGTTCTTGCTCGTACCGATCATACTCTAACCCAAATAGGGCATTAAGACCGGGTTCAAGCTCTTTCGCTAATTGTGCGCGAGATATAGCCATGATTTATGTCCTCCGGTTATAAGCCTGTTGAGTCAGCGGTAGTTTGCGAAGCGAATCCGCGAGTACCAGCGTTAAAATGTGCGTTTAATCGAACATACAAGTGTGCTCCAGCCGCAGTGTAGTCGTTGTTCCCTTCTTTGTCACATAAGCCCACAATACGCAAAGGTAAAGTGGCAGTAGTAGCAATAGTAGAAACACCTAACTCCGAGTTAGAACGTCCTGTAGAGGTTGATCCTGTGCGAGCAGACGATCCAAGCGAGGCATTCGCAAAGACAGTTAAAAGCGCAGTAGCACGGTCGGTTAATGTTGCATCTGCCGCAACCAAAAATATCTGGTTAGGGTCATCCGCAACAAGGGCTTTCACAGGGTGATTCGTGTCAACGCTAACGCTGCCAGAACCAGGCCAATGATTAAGCCATGTAGTTTTCTTAGTCGTTGAGTCTACATACTCAACTCCCATTAATACGCCCAATGCTTGGGTTGTACCGCCATCTGCGGCTCCTGCTCTGGCAATAACACCAGCAGCGAGAGGCACACAAATACCGCCATGAAAAATAGCATTAGCATTATCACTAGCTATTTCATAGTAGCTCAAGCCAGTTGAATTGCTTGCACTACCTACCATACCAACGGGACGAAGACCAAAAGCAGTTTCAGAGTTTGCCATTAAAATCTTCTCCAGTTATAGGCGGTTCACTATTTTCGTGGACCACCAAAAGTTACACGAGACTGACGTTCAGGTTTATTGATCGTCATAGTCGAATGAGAATTTTCTCGCATCATATCCTGATCAACGGCTTGCATTTGGTCCTGATTTCTTTTATTAAAGTAATCAGTCCTTTCTTTAATCGTTTCAACAGGTATACGAGCAAGTATCAAGCCACCTACTCCAAAAACACCTTCATATTTTCCTGAATCAAGTACCGGGCATTCAAAATCGGGATATTCGTCTTTTCTGACCAATTCCCAACCTTCACGAAGTTTTGCGCTGATATTCTTTCGGTCGTCAAAACCTCTAGTTTCAGCCCTAATCCAACGATGTTTAAAACCGTCCGGTGCAGGTGGTGCATCTAGCATAGATGGTGGAGACCACGGTTTACGCTTTGCTTCCGTTTTCTCCCTTGTTTGTGTAGCGCGAGGAGACCTATCAATTGTTTCGTTTTCTTTAACAAAACGTCCTGTTTTACTATCTTTTTTTGCAGTCATAATTACTCCTTCACGTATTTCGCGTATTCTTCTAGCGGCACACCCAATTTTTTAGATATTGCTACCTGGCTAGGGGTGAGTCTAACCTTTCTTCCAGCATTGCGCCCAGAAGTTGAGCGGGATACAGAAGCGACAGTCTGAGCGGGCTTTCTTGTCGCTGCCCCCGAATTATTAAATTTATGCGGAAATTCTTCCACAATTCTTTTATCAAGTTCAGTATAATAGTCATCGCTCTTCGGGTCAAATCCATCATCTTCTACAAGTTTTTTATGAATTCCAAAAGCGGCGTAAGTCATTGCTTCATCATCCCCAAACCATTTATTTTTTTCCGCCCAATCTTCTGCTTTTGGGTCAGGTTTAGCAGTAGTTGCTTGAGGTTGAGGTTGTTGAACATAATTTTGTTGAGGTTGTCTATAAGTCCTCTGTTGTTGGGCTTGAGCCTGATGGACTCTATCCTTTTGTATAGCTAAATCAGATAATTTCTTCTGAGCTTTAACAGCAGCTTCATTATTTCCTAAATCAAGAGCAGACTTTAAAGACTCTTCTGCGTTTGTTATTTCCGTATCAACCCTGCTTCCATATTCTTTAACATAATTAACGTCTAAAGAACTTAATCTTGTTTTGTATTGATCGTTTTCAGATTTAACATGTTGAGCGTATCGTAATGCTTCTTCTCGTTCCCTTTCAGCAACGCGCATCTTCTTCGTGAGCTTATCAATACGCTTCTGGGTAGCACTTTCCGCCTGTTTAAATTCATCATTTCCTACAACCTCTACTTCGTTGGACGTTTCCTCAGCAGGTACATCTATTTCAGTTGGTTGTGCATCTTCCAAATTAAGTTCAATTTGATTTTCTTTTTGTGTAGCCACGATTTCCTCCTAATAATGCAGAATATCTTCTGGATCTAAAATTTTAGCTAGGATTTCATCATCATTTAATATCCTAACTTCCCCGCCATCAATGTTAAAACGAGAACCTGAATAACGAGCAAACATTACCCAGTCTTTTTCTTCACACCAAGGCCCGTTTGGAAATTTTTCTGCATCCTTATAAGCTAATTCTCCAACCTTTAACACAAATCCAACTTGAGTGGATATTTGGTTGTTATCTACAACAGCGTCGGGTATATAAATACCACCTTCTGTTTTAGCTTTTCCCCTATAAGGTAAAATAAGAATACGCCAGCCAGTAGGGCTAGGCATTCTGTCTAGGAGGGGTTTATCTATAAGATTAGGGTCAAGAACCCTGTCTTCTTTATCGATATAAGCTGATTCTATGTTTTTTACAACATCCTCAGCTACTGCTTGATTTTTAGTCATCTATATGCTCCTGTTTTTCTAGCAGGACCTTGAGTTCCTGTTCAACAAAATTGATGCCATCTAGAACGCCCATCAATCTGTTGTAATGATTCATGTCTTTGACTCCATCACATTCAAGAGTCTCAATTACATTGTGTCTTCTCTCTCTA